AGGAAGGCTGAACCACATACTGGACAATGGTGACCAGCATCAACGATTGCTTGAGGTGGTGCTACATTTCCACAAACTGTACACTGTTCGTGTGGGATGAATACTCTATTCCATCGAACATCCTTATCCCAAGAAGTTTGTAAGCAGGCATTACCGCAGACAATTAACCAAAAGTCTGCCTCTCTCATAACCTGATCCATCATGTGTTCTTCATGGATCATTGGAGACATCTGATCTGAAATTTCAGCTGCTGCTATGGACTCAGTATCGTCACCAACAGGTCTAACTTTAACTGATAGATTAATTGCACCTAGATTGGTTCTAATTGCCTGAACTGTTTCGGCCATCTTATTAGTGACTGGACGAGGAACCCACTTTTGAAGCCTTTTATCTACCCACTCTCTTCGAGTTGGATGAAAGGTAATCCACTGACGATTTAATACGTAGAATAAATCTCTTAGCCATTCTCTCTCCCAAATCCATCTATATTCAGTACACTCTTTTTTGAATGTATTAAACATATCTAGAAGTTTAGCCTGATCTTGGTAGGGATCTAAAGCTGGAAGTCCTACTCCAGCCTGTCCTGCTGGATATTCATTGACACCTGGAGGTAATCCTGGTGGTGCTGGAGTGGAGAATGTGTTTGGAGGAAACATTTAGTTAATTTGGACTAGATTGAAAGGGATCGATGTAAGTGGGGAATCCTAATTGTTTAGCCATCTTCTCTCCAACATCTTCGAAAATGTCTGAACCTAATTCTAATTGGGCAATTGGAGTTCGAGAGATTTCAGGGACTGGAGTTTTAATTCCATAAGCTTTTTCGACTAATTGGGCTCGCTCGACCTCTAATTGATTCACTCTCACTCGAATCCACTCGAAGTTTGCCTGAGTTGTGGTTAATTGAGTTCGAAGAAGAATATTCTCTGCATGTAGTTTACTTAATTCAGCTCGCTGATCATCAACGGCGTTCTTTGAGATTTGAAATAGTTCAAAGACTGCTTTTGGTACCCACATATTTTAATTTACTCCAATTACAAATTTAAGCCCAGAAGTCTCCAGTGACTTCTTGAGGATCTAATTTGGGCTCTTTATCGATTTTCCTCAATCTTTTAATTGAAACTTGAACCTCAGGATTAAAACCTGATAAATCTCTAGGTTTAATTTCTTCAACTGGTGGTGCTGACGGGAGGGTAGGCCATGTCATGACTGCATATCTTACACAATCAGGTAACTCGTCATCGAGTTTAAATACCTTCTCCTTACGAACTTGACCATCCTTAGATTTATCTGGTGCCCAGCGATAGGATTTCATCTGGCGAATTGTCATAGGACAACCACCATCTACTCCACCTTTTTCAACGAGCCATAGTTGTTTTGAATGGAGCCAAGACTTCACTCTCTCTGTTCCAGCTACAACATCATTCTCAGAACCTTGACAATAGATTTGGTGTTGAGCAAGTTCAATCATTGGTTGGCGTTCATTCCGATTGATTGCAAATTTAGTTCCACTTGATCGAGCGAGTCTTTTAATTGAGCTTGCATGTTGAACGAATGATCGATGTCGTTCTAGATATTCACCAACAATAACTAAACCTTTTTCAGTTGATACTAACTTCACCGCCCCGAATGGGTGATCGGCTCCCGTATCGATACCGACCAAAACTTGACGCCAAGACGCAATCTCGGGCCACTCGGGAATAATCTCTCTGACAGCGTCGTCTGATCTAAGTATTTGGGAGTCAATAATGCCGCCGTATACTGCACCTGTGAAGATAACAAAGTCGGCCTCATATTCCTGCTGGAACATTGCGGGAGGCATTGTAGCTTTGGCATCAGCAATTTCCTCTTCTGAGATTATGGGATTTTCGGAGGTTGCATAGCGACAGGCCCAATATCCTGGGACGTTATCCTCGGCTCTTTTATAGAATTGTTCATAGACCCAATCATAGGATCTAGGTGATGTAGAAAAAATCGCTCCTCCTCGTCTCTCTGTGAGAGAGGGTCTTAAAATATCCCAATGCTGTTGTGTAAGTTCACAGACTTCATCAATCCATACACAATCTAGTCCCTGTCCTCGTCCTTGATCTGGATCCTCTAGAGTTTGGAAGTGGATGAGACTTCCATTTTTTAATCGTAAATCTAAATGTTCTGAACTCCAACCATCTTTGATAATCCAGTCTAGAGGAATGAGTTCCTGCATAGCTGGAATGACATAGCGATGTAATTTTGGATTAGTGGGGGCACAACACCAAACGATTGAATTTGGAATTGATGCTTCTTCTGCTGCTGCGATTGAGGCTGCTTTAGTCTTTCCTCCACGACGACCAGCGATTAGAATTTTACGATGATAAGCTCGAACGCCCTTATTCTTACATTGTGGACAAACAAAATTTGGCGGGCAGTCGTATTCTAATTTACAAGTTTTACAAATTCTTTGTCTATTAGCTTTCCAAAATGAATCCTGATATGGATTATATTTTAGAGGTTCAGATACAAGTTGGATCCATTTTGCCACAGGTTATTAATCTAGGTTAAATTTAATCTTTACCTTCACCAGATTCAGTATTTGGAAACTCACCGACTGGTGGAAGTCTATTCATTGACTCTTCGTGACCAAAACCTACTGATTCTGAACTACCAATAAATCCCTGATCTTCTTCAGATGGAGGACCTACTGGACTAATAAGACATGGATAGATATCTGCCATAATTATACCTTACCTGATGTTGGTTGGGGCTGCGGCTTTGACGAGGTTGGAATTTTATCTCCACCTGGAGGGCCAATTTTACTCGTTGTTTCTGGAAAACTTCTACTTGCCATTAGTCATTATCTCCTATCTCTACTACTGTATTAACATCATAAGCCTCATTAGTCCAACCATTGGGCTCTGGCTTACCTTTTCGCTCTGGGACTGGATTATTTAAGTCATTTGCACCTAGATTATCATAGTGCTCGTCCCAAGAAGCTGTATTTGGTGTCTTTTCGGGGGCGATATCTAAAGATGGTCGTCCCTCTCGTTGAATTAAACTCATTTTTCATCCTTTTTATTAGATTTTAGGTGGGATTTCATGATTTAGCTTTCCTCAATCCCTCTAATGCCTTATGATTCTTCTTTTTATTTTTATGTTCAGGTAAATCTGTCTGAGGACCTGATTCCTTCCTCCATCGTTTGGCGATTTCTGGGTGCTGAGAGTACATAAAAGCTCGTTGGGCATCACTTTTGAATGGCATGGCTAACTCTGATGATTACAAGTTGTCGTATGACCATCATCTAAAGTATTATCATTCTGAGAACCCTGGAGGGCAGATTTAAAATTACTTGATTTTGATGTCAGCGCTCCTGTTTGTCCAATATCATTAGTATAGATACCCCAATATGGGTAAGTATTATAATTATAATTATAAAATGTTCGCCATTCCTGATTACATTCCAGACAATGAACAACTTTACATGTTTTACAATACTTTACATTTGAATGATCACATTCACAATGATGATGACTATGTTTCATAGATTCTTAACTTTCCTCTAGAATTCTAGGCTTACCTACAATTGAACCTTGAATTACTCTAACTTGAGAAGGGTCTGGGTGTTCGATTTTGAGTGCTAGGACTGTTACTGAATTCTCAGTTATTCCTTTTGACTCTTGATAATGTTTGAAGACTGTCGCTTTGGCAGTTTCTATTGTGGCAGTTTTATCTTTATCATCCATTAAGGTGGATAAGTTATCCATAACCTTAGGCATGATTTCATTTTCAAGTCTTTCGAGTGGATTATTAAACTTAAGCCAACCATGTTTAGTTGATTTATAAATTAGTGCTTCTAAACCTCTATCAGTCATGCCCATCTTTTCAGCAATTTCTTTTCGCTTTAAGTCTGGGAATTTAGCCTTAAGCTCAATCCACTTGATTATTCGTTCTCTAGCTGATCCTGGTTTACTAGTAAAAAGTTGACCACCATCATCAACGTTTAATATTTCATTACCCCGTCCATCTCTAACTGTGAGAGATTGGGCTTCCGTCGCCCTTGCGAGTGCGGTGTGGATTGGACACCGACAACTTCGTGGGTGGCGTCCTCGTTTTGGTTTTGTAATGACTTGGTTATCTTCCATCTTTGTCTCCAGAAAAGGTCATCAAGCACGGCATCGAACCGTGCGTTGGGGAGGGAATCATGAGTGGATGGAAGATTTTCATAGTTTGATTGCATTGTGGGAGGCGATTGAAGCCTATACGAGGAGGGGTTAAATTGAGGAGTGCTAGATTATATATCTTAAAAATCAGCTCTACCCCTGGATCAGATATTGGAGCTGGAGTTTGTCAAAGAGTGGGATCACAGGAGGGAGGTACTGATGGATCAACCACTAGCCTTGGGGGTCTTCTTTTAGTGTATTAGACTCTTTAGGATAATAACATAAAAATTTAAATTTGTCAATAGAAATTCTAAGTTAAGTTAATTTACCTAAAATTCAGTCTAAATTGACTGCACGATACGCAAAGTAAGCAATTACGATTATGAATAAAAGTGTGTACATAAATTCAATCTCCCTTTCAATTTTTAGATCATACCACACATTATGAGATTTGTCAAGAGAATAATAAGATAAAAAGTAAATTAAACCCATTTAATCCTCTGTGTCACATTGAAAATTTTAAAATGCCTTGACACAGCTATAAGTTATTAATTATCAACCATTTAGCGATTTTCGTGTCGCTGTGTCAACG